AGGGTTGAAAACCAAGGTCATAGTTTTCTAGAGCGTTCTGCTCGAAGGTTATCACATTAGAAGACTCAATTGTCTAATTGTATACCTACCATACGGTCACCGTATGGATTTAATTTTGTGGTGCAGGTACAGGCTGATAAAATGCAACAGGACATCCAGTAAATAAACCGAGTGTGAAGTCTTCGCCAACACCAACATAGGCGCGAACACACAAATCACTAGAATTATCAGAAGATGTGCCAGCATATCCAAATAACTTATGAAAGAAGTTACGTGTCCCAGTCGATGTCATATCAGCTTTCTTGGCAGGGATAAAACGTTCCTCAGAATAATATGGTAATTCGCATTCAAGAACAGGGTTTAAATTTGTCGGGGTGACATGAACTCCACACCACCCAGTAGAGCCTGTTGACAAGCTATCATGAACCCGTCGCGATAGAGTGCTCCCTGTAATGGCGGGTATAAGAAAGGATGATTGAGAATATACTGATGATGTAGTAGGGTCTCTTTCCAATGCCAAAAATCCACTGGAATCAGAGATATCAACCTTTCGGCCAGTAAACATATATTTCCACCTTAAACCACCACGTCGACACGTAAATGCTGGTGTGACATAATTCAACAACGTCAATTTAGCATAATTGAAATCTTGAAGGGTACTCGTAGAGTGTACTGCACCAGGTGCATTTCCATAATACATTGGAAAATTACTCAAAACCCATTCAGTATATCCAAAAGGCTGCTGAAAGGAAATGTTGTGTAAGAAATTATACCGCTTGAGACACTGTCGGAAAGAAACAATGGGATCACCAAAGAAAACATCAAGTGTATGGTCAGTAGATGTCAAATCAGGGCCCATTAAAGTAATAGGTGTAGTATCCATGGGTGCTGACTCGTTTGTGGTTAAATCACCATCAGGGGTTTCGCCTGCCTGCGGTATATATTCCCCTGCCTGAGGAGTAAACCACGTGAGCTCGTTAATATATTGGTCTGTTGGATTGGCAACTTCAAAATCATCACCAGCAGAAACAAACACATTAATTGCAATATCATTATTAGCTGTGGAATTAGGCACTGTGAGTTCGTTGACAACATACACAGATAAAATACCATTAGCTAGTATTCCGGGAGGAAAAGCTATCTTTGATGTCCCAAAGATACGTGCTCCATTGCGTAACATGTCTTTGTGCTGTAAGAATGAAAACTGCTGCCCCCAGCCAATTTCGACTGTGAAATCCCGCTCTTTAGCTAAATCCACAATATAAGTGTAGTTAGTATTGTACTCATTTGTGGTAGGATAGGAGGGATCATAAACAATCTTTAATCTTCCTTTATGGAAGGCAGATGCAACAATCTGAAATCTATATTTCATGGTTCCACGCCAGTGTTTAAATGGTAGTGCTGCAAAACAGCAAGCTGGCATGTGAAATTCCTCGGGAACAGATGCTAATTCCTCCCATACGACGGGAGAGACCTCTGCATTCCACAATAAATCTTCAGGGCTGTCAGCAACAAGCCATCCAAATTGGGTTAAATAACTCTCACGGGTTGCAATAGACTTTATTGTCATTTCATCAGTTCCATCCAAGCCAAAAGTACGTGTATCACACGTCAATTCTTGTTTTGCATCCAGGGTCAATTTAGTACAAGAATCGGGGACGTTAGTATTGGCCATATTACCCACATAAGTTGGTTTGTATGGCTGTATATCAGATAAATTAGGTGGACGAGAATAACCAAATATGCGAGCTATATTAGATACAGTGCTAGCTGCTAACTGCGTAGCTTTAGCATACATTCCAATACCTGGTGCATTCGCTAATGCTCCAGCTGCTCTAGCAATAATTCCTGCAGGTTTTGATATTGGTCCACTACCATATTCATCTGCTTGCGGGCGATATTCTCCGGATTGTGGTACAAGTGCACCTGGTTCGTTTGCAGTGGGCACTGACAATGTAACGTCTGTAGCCCAAACAAAAACACTAACTGTGACTGAATCCGAAGCTCCATTAGCATGCTTTAAATTTTGCATACCATGAATTATAATTTGACCCATATCGCGCCATTGTTGTAGGGGAATGCTCAATGCATTAGCTTCCCAGACAAAGGGCAGTGTAAGTTCACCTCCCTGCGATTTGGTCGGATCCAAATACACATGGGGACGTTGACTAGCTGCTACCACATCCTCCACGAAAAAGGCGCGATTCTTCGTGAATTCATCAAAA